ATTGCCCCGCATACACTGGCCAAATACGCCGTTGCTTTGGCCCGCTGGTTTAACGGGGCGTATATGGTGTGGGAAGCCAACGGGCCGGGGGCAATCTTCGGGCCATGCGTTTTAGAGTTGGGATACCGCAATATCTACTATCGCCGCAATGATAAAGCCCTCAGTGCCAAAATCTCGGACACCCCCGGCTGGTATGCGACAAAGGAAAGCAAACTTGTTCTGTTAGGCGAATACCGCAAGGCATTGGCGGCAGGTCAATTCATTAACCGCTCTTACTACGCCTTACGTGAATGCCGGGAATACATCTTTCAGGCCAGCGGTTCGGTCGAACATTCGCGCAGTATCAACACCATCGACCCGACCGGGGCAAGGATAATCACGGCGACCGGGTGATTGCCGATGCCCTCTGCTGGCGAGGAATGCGAGATTATAAACCCATTGTCAATGAAACAAAGAAAACACCGTCTAACTGCCTGTGGGCGCGTCGTCAACAGGCATTGGAACGGAAGCAAGCAAAAACTTACTGGTAACACCCTTAAAGGGTGGTAAGTGCCGCGCGGATAGTTGCCGGATATTGCCGTCAAATAAATCCGCGCAGAAACAGAAAACTTATTGATAACGGAAAGGACACAAACAATGAACACAGACTTTTGGCACAAAATCACAAATTGGATTGACCACAACCGGGGACAGTTTTTCGGGGTATTGATTCCGATTGTGTTGGTTGGAGCGTTTTTCCTGATTGGTTGCAGTCAAACACAATCGCTGAAAGACCCTGCCGTCAAAGTTGACCGTCAGACCTTTGTGATTGAGGCGATGGAAGCCGAACAGCAACTCAAGCAGGAAACGATTGATATTGAAGCGGCTCTTGAAAAGCACAATACCAAAATCGAATCCTACAATCTCCAGAAAGAATCCGGGCTTGCAGATTTAGACCGGCAGGATCAGCGAAACCAGCAAATACTGGAGATTGCCGGAGGCGCATTGACGGAATATACGTCGGGAGGCACGGTGACTGCCGGGCCGCTGATTTTTTCGTTGTTGAATCTGGCGGGGATTGGGTGGGGTATTGGCAATAAGATTGATAATGTCCGTAAGGATCAGGTAATCGCCGAACAAAAACAAACGGCATAGAACAATAGAATACCGGGTTTGTTTGTCAGGTTGGCCGACCGGACAGACAACGCAAGAACAAACAAGAGAGCAGTGTAGTGCTACACCACTATGCTGCTCTTTTTTTGTTGCCCGAACAATACTATGAAACCACTGGATAACAAACTGAAAAGACTGCGAGAGGCGATTTCATATAGCCGCCGCAAACTCATGCCGTTTCGACAGCAACGGTATGAGGCCATTCGTCAGTATGTGGGATTCCACTACTCCGATGATGGTACGTCTGACCGAATCCCGGTGAATCTCTTAGAACTGGCTGTCAATATCTATACGCAGCAGATGGCCGCGCGAGCGCCGAAGGCATTAGTCCAGACACGGTTTGCTGAATTAAAGCCGATGGCGGCCAATTTTGAACTGGCCTTAAATCACCTGATTAAAGAAATTCGCTTAGGCCAGACGATTCGCTTAGCTGTTATTGATGCGTTATTCAGTTTGGGGATTATTAAAAGCGGTCTGGAACGCCGGGCCTCGGTGGAAATTGACGGCTTTCTGCATGATGTCGGACAGCCGTTTGCTGATGTGATTTCACTTGATCATTGGGTTCACGATACAACGGCGGCTCGGCTGGAAAAATGCCAGTTTATGGGCGATAGATACCGCTTGCCGCTGGAACTGGTCAAAGAATCAAAGGCGTTTAAGAATACGGATGATTTACAGGCAACCGTCAAAACCGGCCACAATGAAAACGGCGATACCAAAGCGGAGAGTTTATCGCATGGCACAGAATCCGACCCGGACGAATACAAAGATCATGTTGAACTGTGGGATATATGGCTTCCGTTTGAAAACCTGTTAATGACCATTCCTGCCGAAGGCGAAGGAAAACCCCTGCGTGTTATCGAATGGGACGGCCCTGAAACCGGCCCCTACAAGATTCTGTCGTTTTCCGATGTGCCGGGAAACATTATGCCGTTAGCTCCGTCGGCGTTGTGGATGGATTTGCATGATCTGGCCAACCGGCTGTTTCGCAAACTCGGCAGACAGGCGGAACGGCAAAAAACCGTTCTCGGTGTTCAATCCGGCTCAGAAGACGACGGCGACCGGATTGTTAAAGCCAATGATGGTGATGCACTCAAAATGGATAATCCCGACCGTGCCAGAGAGTATCGTTTCGGGGGAATTGACCAGCCCTCGCTGGCGTTTCTGTTTCAGGTCAAGGACTTGTTTGTCTATTTGGGCGGTAATCTGGATTCGTTGGGCGGCTTGTCCCCGATGGCTGATACGTTGGGGCAAGATCAACTGCTGGCACAAAACGCCTCGAAGCGTGTCTCGGATATGCAGGACAGGGTTATTGAGTTTTCAAAAGAGGTGATTAGCGACCTGGGCTTTTATTTATGGAGCGACCCTCTCATTGAATTGCCGCTGACGAAGCGTGTGCCGGGCTTTGATAATCTGTCCGTTCCGGTGACGTTTGATGCTGAATCGAGAGAAGGCGATTTTCTGGATTACAATGTCGAAATCGAACCGTTCTCGATGCAGCACCAAACGCCGCAAATGAAATTACAGGCACTCGTCCAGGTCTTCCAGCAATTCCTTGCGCCGTATGCCCCGATGATGGCCGAACAGGGAATCGGGATTAACTTTGAATCCCTGCTTTCGATTATCGCCAAATATACCAATGTTAGCGAGTTAGAGGATATTCTTGAATTTGCCGCGCCGCCTTCCGTCTATAAGCCGGGCATGGTGGGACGGCCCCCGCAAAAAATGACGATGCCGACAACCCGACATATTTCGGAACGTGTCAACCGTCCCGGTGCAACCCGAAGCGGTAAAGATGCGGCTCTGATGCAGACATTGTTAGGCGGTGATGTTCAACCGGCAGAAAAAGCAGCACTTAGGAGACCGATAGGATGAACCCGGAAGCATCGTTTTTAATTGACCCCATCTTGCAGTACGGCTTTGCCGGTATGTGTGCCGTTTTACTGGTGATTATTGTCTGGCTGATCTGGAACCTGATGAAACTGCTGGAAAAGACCAACCAGATTATCAATGCCAATACACAGGCCATCTGTCAGGTCGATTTGCATTCGATAGAGGCGTTGAAACTTTTAAGGGAAACGCATGACAAAATTATCGCACGGCCCTGTATCGCCAAAAAGGAAAGGGAAAGCTGATGCCGTATTACTGCTTTACAGATGACCAGGACAATACGATCAGTCGTTTTTACCGGATGGGCAAAGCCCCTAAACAGGTCAAACTCGGCGGTGTTGTCTTTAAACGAAACATTCGTGCTGAACATGCCGGGACAAAGCATACGCCCGGCAACTGGCCGCTGAAAAGCGATGCGGCAGGCGTTCATCCGAACCAGATAAAAGAAGCCCATGCCCATTCGGTAAAAATCGGTATCCCGACACAGTTTACACCCGATGGACGCGCCATCTTTACCGGCAGAAAACACCGGAAAGACTATTGCCGGGCGATTGGTCTGCATGACCGTAACGGCGGATTCGGAGATCCCTAATGATTAGTATCGTCAATAAAGCGGATGCCGATTTCGACGGAAACGGCGAGTTGCTCTACAAAGTACCGGATGATACGGCCAGTATCACTATCCGGCCCAAAGGCGGATGTGTGTATCTGATTCCCGCACCGTCCAGCCCGACCGTCTGGACGATTGATGAAAACGAGAAATTCCCGATACGCACACGCGATCTGTCGGGCAAAACGCTTTATATCAAAAAAGAAACAGGAAAAACCGTCAGTATTGAAATACTTAGATTTTCAGGAGTCTTATCATGAGCGAAAGTGCCATTGTAGAAGAAGATAATTTTGACACACAGGATATACACGATGAGATCGACGAACCGCAGCAGGCAGCAGATGTCTATGACATCGAGGAACCGGACGACGACGAAGAATTTAAGGTTCCGGTGATTGATAATCTCGAAGACGACGACGGCCAACAACCTGCGCCGGTCAAAGAGAAAACCGATCCTCCGGCAAAAGCACCTGCCAAAACCCAGCCGCCAGCCGCCGAAAAGAGCAAGGAGCAGAAATCGCCGTTGCCCGATGAGCTTGTGGAAAAGGCCAAAAAACTCGGTGTCTCTGACGAAGATATTGCGTTGTATGAGAAACCCCAGCAGCTTGAAAAACTCTGTTCGCTGATCGAACCGAAAGCTCCAAAAACGGAAGAAAAAGAAACGGATAAAAAGACAGAAACACCTGCCGAAGACGGCGAATTTCAGATTGAACTTGACCCCGATCTTTACGACCCTGACCTCTGCAAGGCGATGAAATCGACCGCCGACCAGATTAACGGGTTAAAGAATATGCTTAATACCGTCGTTTCGATGGTACAGCGGCAATCGGAACAATCTTTTGAAAGTACCTTTGAAGGATTTATTACTGAATTAGGGGACGGCTTTACTGAAACACTCGGCAAAGGAACGCTGGATGAGATTGGAACGGATTCGGAATTTTTCAAGAATCGCTGCAA